TACGCAGTCGAGTTTTCAAGGGAACAAGTAGGGGGAAGAAAATCAAGGGAGTAATGGCACGCCCTATAGGATTCGAACCTATGACCTACGGCTTAGAAGTTCCTAGAATCACCATCTAACACAGCAACTTACCGCATCAAACCGCGCTCACACGCACCAAGATGCAAAAAGATGGAAAACCATATCAACAGATGCGAAAACATCCGTGTCCCAAATCTGTCCCAGATAGATATCGAAAGCATAAACTTTTCGATACCTATTTTGTTAATAGAATCTGTTCATGTTTGTTGCGGCATTGAGAGTGGCCCCACCCTGAGCAACCGGAATTGAGTTCTCGCAACCGACCCATGTTGATACCACAGTGGTTCCAGCCTCCTGGAAAACTGTTGGTTGACCAGGGCCGTTAAAGTTTCGGATTATCCAACCGCAACAACATGAATTAGTAGCGCTAATAATTGATATAGGAACAGTGGAATCTGTATTGTTTGAAAGGTTAACCATTCTTGGAACCTTGCCAGTTGGCTTAACAATTAAGGCAGTCCCGGAGAAAGAGCTTGAAGTTATATTCCCAACAATAGCCGCATTAAGCAACTCAACAGCAGTTCCAGTACCGCTCCCAGCCCCTCCACCATTAATTGTTATATTCTCTATATTGACAGTAGGCGATGTTAGGTGTGCCGCTGTAATTCCTTGAGGAACTATGCAATTATTCATTATCAGGTTCTCAATTGAGCAATTAGTTCCATTTGGAATTATCCCCCACTGTGAGTACTTATCAACTGATATCTTCCCGATAGAGCAATTAACGGCTGTATTGTTTAGCTGTATCTGTACTTTAGTGGCACCAAGAATGCTAGCATTTGCGATAGTGCATTCATTAGCACTTAGCATCAAAACTCCGTATGGTGAGCCTTGAGATCTAATTTCGCCAATTGAACTTCCCGTTCCCCGAATAATCGCCACCCACGGCTTGGAGTTTTGAACCTGCGGGCTATCATCAGTGTAATAGCACACACCAAGCTTCATTGTGTCTACACGGCAATAGTTACCGCTAAACCCGATGCCAAGCGCGCCCCATTGGTCTACCTCAACAAAACCAACTGAGTTGTTCCTTCCTAAATCATCACCATCAACTGGCGCACCAAAAATCGCAATACCACCGGCAATAAAACCAGGCTCTGGATTGCTACCTGGGACGCCGCACTTTTTACCGCTGGCGCTTTCTACCCTGTTATACGACCCCTTCATCAATAACATATCACCGGCACAATGACCGACTTTAATACTCGAAACATAGTTGTGAGTACCGCGCATTGCGATCGGATTATCTCGGATATTATCGCAGTATAGTTCCTCTCCCTTCCCGTTAAAGCCGTTAAAGCTAAATGCATCAGTACCAATGTTTTTAACGCTAACATTTTTAACTGATGAATTATCACCGAGCGCAAATGCGCCATTGTTCACGACATCGTTATAGATGCTATCTACCCCGGCAATACCCTCCACATTCATATTTTGAAAGTGGATATTATCGATTCGCGGTAAAAGTTGCACATCCGGCCCGGAAAAAACCGCTTGCACGTGATCTGCGAAAATTGTTGAGCCGAGAAAATCAACTTTCTGGCCTTTCATGTCATTTGACGGGAATCGAAGGGTTCTAGTTGTTCTGTATCGACCACCTGGGGTGCCAGATATTACATGCCTACCAGTAGCTAAGGCGGCGTTAATAGCGTCCGCATCATCTGTTGTGCCGTCGGCTTTCGCTCCAAACATCTCAGGCATAACATGCCCCAATGCGATGGCTAGCGTAGTATTCCCGGCTCCGACCATGTTATAGCCGTCAGGCCCAGCAAGTACGCGTTTATCGACCGCATTACCAACAAGCAATACACCATCAGGCCCGGCGAGCTCTGTCCGCAGTTGATCTGGGTCGTATTTCAGAACATTAGGGAAATAGAATTGCTGAGTACCGAATGCATCATAAATGGCCATTGAATGGCCCTGCACCGTCACGAATTTGGCAATCTGGCCGCCATATACCGGATAGCCACCTGCGTTAATCATGATCGGCTGCGCCATTGGCACGTGAGAACCATCCTCGTTCTCCAGGTAAACCTGAATCTGGTTCTCCGGGATGGTCGGGTCAGTATCAATCTTGCCGATGTAAATCCTGCCGTTAGCTGCAGCTTTGAACGAGCGAGCAAGCGTGAACAGTTGCGAAGGCATCGAGACGACAACGTTAGGGACGATATCGGCCATTTATTTTCTCCAGGCGTGCGGAATCCCCACAGGTCACGCCTGCGGTGGTTTTTAGGTATAAAAAAAGCCCGACTTGATAGCCGGGCCCTGGTGTTGGATGCTGTTATACGAAGTGAATTATTAGAATGATAATTACCCAGAATGCTAAGCAAGATGCTGTGACTGCAATCCAGGTGTTACGGCGATTCCATCTCATTTTTTCCACCTTTTGTACTGCTATGCACGACACTACTAATCGGTGGGTAAATCATCAAATTGGAACTACAGATCAATAACTTGATATTGATCGGTGATGACGATCGATATAGTTATGTGCATGAAAAACCCGGCAATAATTCCGAGCTTCGTCATCTGATGCTCGCTCTACCATCCTTTATGTAGCTGTGGCTTCACCCACTCCATGGGCGATAACGCCCCATCTTGGCTTGCATGCTTACTGGATGATGAATTTCCTCATCAGGCTTTGCTGTCATTAGGTGCCTAACAGCTATCTTGGCGCAATCAAGGCAAATGTGAGAGGTGAAACCACCCCTGTCGATTCCTGTAATCATATGCGTACCAGCATTGAGAATTGAAACACCACAAAAATCACAGCAAGTGCTCATATAACCACCCCCTCTCGCTTCAGGCTGTCCATGACGCGCCTGTAAATTTCAGAGTTAACTGAGCGTCCATTATCCTCAGCTGCCTTTCTAACCAGGTCTAAGGCTTCTTTAGGCCACCTAAGGTTAAACTGCGGTAAGTTTCTTGCGCCTTGCATCTTTCCCCTCCACATCATGATAGCACCGTACTACGATTGAAAGCGTAATATTACCGTTCTACCATGTCAACAACATTAGGAGGTTGGCGTGGCTAGAGATGATCCCCAGTTCAACGTAAGAATGCCTGCTGAGATAAAACAGCAACTTACCCATATAGCTTCCACGAATAGGCGCTCTATAAATGCAGAAATCATTGCTGCAATTCAGTTATGGATAAAGATGCACAAGGAGAAACAAATACCCTCCACCTCAAGAGAACTTACCAAGTCTGAAAAAGAAGCCATGGATATTGCAATTAATATCTTAACAAGCATCAGAGACGAAAAATAGGAGATAGACTATATGGGTGAATCTTCACCTGGCGAATTTTATAAGGACATAAAAAAAGTGATCAAATGGGTATTTTTTGCAGTTGTTGCACTGGTTATTATCTGGGTTGCTTGGATATCTATAACCTTAGTCAGTGATCACTTTGCAAACAAATCTCGTGAAAATGAAATATTGTCAAAGGCTATTCCTTTCACTTCATCTCATACGCCATGGATATATAACCGAGATGATTTTGGCACGGAATCAAAGCTTCAGCTTTGGATGATTGGTGATACTGACCGACATGCGATTATAGAAGTCGATGGAAAATATTCTGTATATTCAACAAGACCTGGGATTAACGGCGAAATGACTCTCTTCCATAAAGCTGGTGATTCTTGCAGCTTTGCTTCTGTAGAGTTGACAGATAACTCGATTTATAGAGTGCAATGTGATAACAAATGGTACACAGGCGGCCCATGGAATAAGTTTCGGTAATGCCTTCCTTGGCTATGAATCATTCAACTTCATTCATCCCGCTCAGAGATGCCACGATTCCTGAGCGGGATAGCCGCTCAAATTCCTCGCTTCCTACTGCATCTCGTATCGCTTTCACGGCTACCTTGTTAGCCAGGAATCTGTGCTCTGCTTCAGCTACTGCTTGAGGAGTTGCCCCTGATTTAACAGCTCGGGTTGCTTCCTGAATCGCTTTTTCAATCGCATATCTCCCACTCCTTGTTTTTGATATCTTGGCCACTGTGCTTTTGATTACTGCACCTGCAGTAGCACCTACCGTGGCCCCTATAACCCCGCCGCCGGTAGCACCTACAACAGCACCAGCAGTTGAGTTTCCTGTCGCATCAAGAACGGTTTGAGCGATCTTTGGAAGGCCTGAATCTAACGCCTTCAAAACCTCAGTCGTGCGCCCTGTTCTTTCAACGTACTGTTGAGGCTTAATTGCAGCTCTTGCCAGGGTTCCATATGCATCCGCGATGCGACCTAAGTCTTTAGAATATCGATTGATCGCATTTACGTTCTGAGGTGTTAACAGCGTAGCGATATGGTTAATCCCGGCAGCATCGGACTTGCCTCCTCTCACTCCATGTGAGATTGCGTCTTGCAGGATTGAAGATATCGCAGGGGCTCGCTCGGCCTCTGGAAGTGCTGAAATAATCGAGTGAAACCCTGATGGGCCATTAAGACCTTTAGCCGATGACGACTGCAGCGCCTTAACTCCATTGGTTACCAGAACGTCATTCGCCAGCCCGCGACCAAAAATTGATTCTGCATTTTCTTGCGCCGTCAATCTCGCCTTAGAAAGGTCATTGGCACGCGTCCAATCATCAATAAACCCTCCCTGCTCTGCCATGTTGCGCATATCGTCAGTGATCGCCCTGCGCACCTCTCCAGCTCGACGAGCTGCGTTAGCCTCTCCGCTACGGATATATTTCTGCTCTGCGTCAGCAAACTTCGCCCGCCAAGCCTTCATCCCATCAAACGTTACCCCGCCACGATTTGCTCCCAAGAGCTGCTTCATTTCAGGGCTGAGAGGCACGCCAGCAGATCGCTCACCTTGGATAACGGCGTTGGCGTTGCTTAGTGGCATCTTCTGATTGGGCATTGTCGCCCTTACGTCACCCCATGCGGCGCGTTCCGCATTTTTCATCTCATCAAGGTTCCCCATGATTCGCTGCTTTATGGATGAGCTTTTTTCTGATGCGGTACCTGCCGCCGCGCCGAGATCATCAAGGTTTTGGTTAAACTTAGAGGCAATCTCGTTAAATGCAGCCTGATACGCATCCTGAGCAACACCTGGTGTCGATGCTAGAGCACCCTCTGCCTGAGCAACTCCACGGCTTCCTGAGCGCATTCCTGGCGTCAAGGTGTTGATATCCACTCCAGCGGTTTCTGCTGCTCTTGCGATGTCGTCTGTGACATTAGCCGCCTGACCGGCAAGCACGTCACGCCCTGCAGCTGTCCTTGCGAGATTGGAGACGTCATTAGCTGTCTCAATTGCCGCTGGGGTTGCAGAGGCTGCTTGCGTGGCACCGGTTCTAGCGCCAGACATAGCTCTGATACCGCGCAATGCAGCAGGCGCTCCAAGTAATGCAGCATTCAGTAGCATTTCCTTTGATGCATTAGCCGCAAAATCACCCTGTTCATTACCCGCGTTAGCAATAGATCCAATCATTGCACCAGCTACTGGTCCTACACCTGGCGTTAGGTAGTTACCGATAGCCTCGCCAGCCTGTGCGTAAGGGTCTGTTGGACGATTTACCGGCCTATAAACCGGATCAAGGACATCGCCGCCGCCAACTGCTCGGCTACCAGCATTTACGAGGTTTGCCCCACCCTGAAGGATGTCGAACGGGATGTTAGCTAGCCCTCTCGCAGCCTGCTCAATATTCTGCGATGCAGTTGGTGCAGGAGCTTGCTGCGCCCATGGTTGCGCTGATTGCTGAGCCAGCTGAGCGAGTTCGTCATCAGAACCTGGCGCTGCTTGCTGTGTCCACTGAGCAAAGCGTGGATCATTGACGTAATTTACAGTCTCAGTTGGAACCTGAGTCTTCTCACCACGGAGATATTTTTGGACGTTACCTGGCCCCCAGTTATACGCGGCTAGAGCTGCAGATACGTTGCCATCGTGAGCGTCGATCATCTGCTTTAAATAGCGCGCCCCAGCCTCCACCTGCATAGCAGGATTGCGCTTCAGCTCTTCTGGGTCATAACCCATTCCGCGAGCGGTGTTAGGCATTACCTGCGTAAGACCGATAGCTCCCTTACCGCTCATCGCGTTAGCATTCCCGCTACTTTCCTTGCTGATTACCGCTCCGAGCAATCCCGCGGGGATTCCGAAACGCTGTTCAGCATCAGAAACAACATCGCCACCTTGCTGCGGTGGCGATTGCTGCGGCTGCTGGTATTTAGTCCATGGCCCATCGGAAGTAGATTCGGCCGTTGCTGCGTTCTGATACTTTTCCCATGGGCCTGCCATTAGTCTTTTCTCCAGCTATTAGGATTGCTTGGGTCGCCGCCAAGGAAGGTATATCCACCTTCGCTCATGCCAGCGCGCGGAGCTGATCCACTCCCACTCTGCGAATTATTGAAGGCGTCGATTTTCTGCTGATAGGTATCAACTACCGGCTGCTGCTTCTGCAGATATGATGTTTGCCGCTGCAGAACTCGCTGCCAGTTATCGATTGCCGAGCGAGCCGCCTTTGGTGACATGTTTTGGTTTATAGCGAGGAATGCTCGAGCTGCAGCCTGTCCCTCTGAATCTGAGACTGGACCCGTTCCCTTCATGCCAATTACGCCCATTAACCGTGCCTGACCTTGCATCTGCTCGATTTTAGTCCATGCATCAGCTGACTCTGTTCCTGGTATGCGGGAATTAACTGTTCCGCCAAATCCGAAGACGCGGTCAAACACCTCAGGAGGAATGCTCTTCACCTGATTCACTGTGTCGTACATGCTGGCCACACTATTAGCATTGCTTTGGTGCGCGCCGACATAGTCCTGCATCTTCTGCACTGAAGCCTGCTGCGTGGCAAGGGATTTAGCACTGTTCTCTCCCGCCTTCAGGCTGAGCTCTAGGCGCTTATTAGCGTTATCCGCCTGGTTCTTCTGAGCCGTAAGATTTAGCTGCTGCTGACCTTGCTCAAGCTGTCCTTGCTGATAAGCTGCTTGCTGCTGCAATCGCTGCTGGCCAAGGTTGAGATTTGCCTGCGCAATCTGCCCGGTTTGCTGCAGCTTGGCGTTGTTTCCGACGATATCGAAATACTTATCGCCCTGCGCCGCAAGTCCAAGCGTGTCAAAGAGCTGTGCTGCTCCCTGCGGGTTCTGCATTCCCATCTGCGCCAGCACATTCGGATTCGCACCAATGCGCGACAAATCACCAGCATTTTTCTGCAGGTACTGGCCATAGGTTTCTGGCCCTTGAGATAATGCCAGTCGCAATCCAGCTGCCTGATTTGTCATGTCGCTTTTCTGCTGTTCGTTCAGGCCAGCTACAGCTTGTTGCGCTTGGGTGACGAATGCAGGGTTGGCGGCGGCGAAATCGCGAAGTGATGACACGTCTCCCGTTTTCCATGCGTCGGCGTGCGCCTGGTTGAATGCATTCTGAGCTTCTTGTTGTTGCTGCTGGTTGTAAATATCAGCGACGCCAGCCAGTCCGCGCAGACCGGTAAGAGCAACGTTGTTCGCGCCGGAGCGAGCGATATCATTGTTATCGCGTATCAGGCCTAACGTGGTATTGATATCGCTAGCCTGTGGGGCATTGGCATTCATGCCGCCAATCCCCGCAAGCAGACCACCAGAGTTACCAGCCTGTTGCCATGTAGCCATTAGAACAACCCTCCAAGCAGCCCCAGGCCGCCGCCGATAGCTGCGCCCAGCCCTGTTCCTAATCCAGGAATGATGTTGCCTAGTTGAGCACCAGCCATTGCCCCGCCAGCCAGGCCACCAATCCCTTGCTGGAATCCTGATGGGCGGTTAGCATTTGCAGCTGCCAGCGATGCGCCTTGCATCGACAGTTGGCCAGCATTGTTCGCGAAGTTTGCGCCAGCATTTGCCTGGCCCTGCAGCGCGCCTAATCCAATGTTTGCCAGGTTCTGATAGTTGTTCATTTGGCCTGAAAGCCAGTTTTGCCCCAGCGTAGGAGCGATCGTTGCTAATCCGTTGCTGGTAGCGGTGCTGCCAAGTCCGCCGGTCGCTTCCGCTGATGCCAGTTGCTGGTATCGCGCCTGATTTGCAAGGTCTTTGTATTGGCCGGAGTTGTAATAATCGTTCAGAGCTGATTGCTGGCCACCGAGTGTGGAAAGATTTTGCAGCTGGCCGATATATTGCTGAGCCAGCGGAGTGAATGGAGCCAGGTTGCCCATGATGCGCTCAAACTGCTGGTTTTGCAGGTCAGCGGCATATTTCGTTGCATCCGCTGCAGCGCCAGCGCCGTTATTGCCGCCACCTTTGCCGCCTTTTTCAGCGTGCACGGGCTCTTCCCGCAACATGTATTTGCGGTTAAATGTCATTGCAAAATGCATAGCGTGATTCCTATTTGGAGTGCTGTTCCAGGAACTCCGTCAGC